ATGTTATATTATTATTTATGCGGAGAAGATTATGAATATTATGGCAATGAAGTTGGTTACTGGTGAGGAACTGTTAGGTGATGTAATTAAAACAACAGATACCACTTTTACAATAGAAAATCCAGTAGGTATAGCAGTTATTCGTGGTAAAGATGGTCAACCTAACGTAGGATTTACACCATTTCCGTTACATTCCGAACAAAAAACTGGGTCAACTATTGACTTGCAATTGACACATATTGTATACTCTTATACACCCGCTGAAGATTTTATTAAGAATTACAATCAAATTTTTGGTGCCGGCATCATTCTTCCACCAACACAACAAATTATTACAGGTTAATGTCAACATTTTATACCAATGTGCAATCGATTGGTAACCAAATTCTATATCGTGGCGTCAAAGACGGTGAACGAATCAAAGATAGAATTGGTTACTCTCCATCACTTTATATTGCCGATAAACGAGGCAAATCAACCTTCAAATCACTAGAAGGTACTCCTCTTGTTAAAAAAGAATTCAATAGCATCTCTGAAGCTAGAGAATTCATAAAGTCATTCAAAGATGGCCATGGTGACCCAATTCCAGGTGCACCAATCATCTATGGACAAGAACGTTATGAGTATGCATACATTGCTGATGAACATCCAGAGATGGTTGATTGGGACCAAGACCATGTGTCGATAGCAATTATCGATATTGAGGTCGGTTCGGAGAATGGTTTCCCTGATCCATACGAAGCAAACGAACCAATTACAGCTATCTGTATTACATTTCTCAATGGTAAAACATGGGTATTTGGTTGTGGTGATTACGTCACCCAAGGCGATGAATTGTATGTTAAGTGCAAAGATGAGTGGACTCTATGCAAGAAGTTCCTGACTCTCTGGAACGACCAATGTCCTGATGTTGTGACTGGTTGGAATACCAAGTTCTTTGATATTCCGTATCTCATCAATCGTTTCCGTAAAATTCTTGGTGAGAAAGATACCAAAAAGTTATCTCCTTGGGGTTATATTTTTGAACGCAAGACAATGATTAATGGCAAACAATTGATTGCATATGATGTTGTTGGTATCGGTCATCTAGATTACATTGAATTATACAAATGGTATGCTCCTGGCGGTAAGTCACAAGAATCATATCGTTTGGATGCCATTGCACAAGTTGAGTTGGGTGAAGGTAAAATCTCTTATGATGAGTTTGATAACCTACATGCTTTGTATCGATTGAACTTCCAAAAGTTTATTGAATACAACATTAAAGACGTTGCATTGATTATCAAACTAGAAGACAAGTTGAAGTTGATTGAATTGGCTTTGACTTTGGCGTATGATACCAAATCCAATTATGATGATGTGTTTGCACAAACTAGGATGTGGGACGCTCTGACATATTCTTATCTCCTAAACAAAGATATCATTGTACCACCAAGAATTGTTAAAGACAAAGATGCGGCTTTTGAAGGTGCATATGTGAAAGAACCACAAGTTGGCCTACACAATTGGGTGGCATCGTTTGACTTGAACAGTTTGTATCCTCACTTGATGATGCAGTACAATATTAGTCCTGAGACTCTAATTGAACCGGAGAACTACACTGATGAAATGCGTGAAGTGATATCACAAGGTGTAAGCGTTGATAAATTGCTGCTTAAACAAGTCAATACGTCAAATATAGTTGATTGCACTATAACTCCTAACGGACAATTCTTTCGTACAGATAAACAAGGTTTCTTACCTGCTATGATGGAAGAAATGTATGAAGACAGAAAGAAGTTCAAGAAATTATATCTCAAAGCGAAGCAGGAGTATGAGAATGAAAGAGATGATTCAAAGAAGTATGAGATTGAAAAGAGAATTGCTCGCTATAACAACCTACAACTAGCAAAAAAAGTTTCACTCAACTCGGCATATGGTGCTTTGGGTTCTCAATACTTTCGTTTCTATGATTTGCGGATGGCTCTTGGCGTTACTACTGCAGGTCAACTTTCTATAAAATACATAGAAAGTAAAATTAACGGTTATATGAACAAATTATTGGAAAGTAAAAATGTTGACTACGTTATTGCGAGCGATACTGACTCTATATATCTCCGTCTTGAGGAACTTGTATCACGATTTATGGGTGACAAACTTGGTGATACGAACAAAGTCATCACCTTTATGGATAAGGTCTGTGAGGATAAGATTCAACCATTTATTGATAAGAGTTATAAAGAGTTGGCTGAATATGTTAGAGCGTATTCTCAAAAGATGCAAATGAAACGTGAGGCATTGTCCGACAAAGGTGTTTGGACTGCCAAGAAACGTTACATTCTAAATGTATATAACAATGAAGGTGTGCAGTATAACGAACCACAAATGAAAGTGATGGGCCTTGAGGTGATTAAATCATCTACACCATCGGCAATCCGTGATAAGATGAAAGAAGCCATCAAACTAATGATGACTGGTACAGAAGAAGATATTCAGGACTTTATTGCAAAATTTAGAAGTGATTTCAATAATCTGCCACCAGAAGACATCTCTTTCCCTCGTGGTCTAAATGGATTGGCTACATACTCCGATCCAGTCACACTATATAAAAAAGGTACACCAATTCACGTTAAAGGTGCAATTCTCTACAACAATAATCTCAAAGCCTTGGACCTTACTAAAAAGTATCCATTGATTCAAGAAGGCGAGAAGATTAAATTCACATATCTAAAGTTACCAAATCACTTTAAAGATACCGTGATTTCTTATCCATCTCGCTTACCAAAAGAATTTGGGCTTGACAAATATGTTGATTATGATTTACAATTCGAAAAAGCATTCCTTGATCCAATCAAGGTTATCTTGGATTGTATGAAGTGGAAAGTTGAAAAAGTGAATTCTTTGGAAGATTTCTTCAGTTAATAAAGGAACAATATGAGTATTCTTGACAAAATTAAAAAGAACAGCAGTATTAAAGAATCTGCTATATTATCAAAATCAAAATTCTTTAATGATAAAGATATGATTCCAACGGCAATCCCAATGATTAACGTTGCTCTATCTGGTTCACTAAATGGCGGTTTAACACCAGGTCTTACAATGTGGGCAGGTCCATCAAAACACTTTAAGACTGCTTTCTCTTTGTTGATGGCTAAATCTTATATGGACAAATATGAAGACGCTGCTTTACTTTTTTATGATTCTGAGTTTGGTACTCCTCAATCCTATTTTGACTCTTTTGGTATTGACCCTGATAGGGTGCTTCATACTCCGCTTACTGATATTGAGCAGTTAAAATCCGATATCATGCAACAATTAACCAATGTTGAACGTGATGACCATCTCATTATTGTTGTTGATTCTATTGGTAATCTTGCGTCAAAGAAAGAAGTTGATGATGCATTAGAAGGCAAAACTGTGGCTGATATGACAAGAGCCAAAGCAGTTAAATCATTATTCAGAATGGTTACACCACATCTGTCAATGAAAGATATTCCAATGATTGTAGTTAATCATACTTACAAAGAAATTGGAATGTTTCCTAAAGATATCGTTGGTGGTGGTACAGGTTCTTATTACTCAGCTGACAACATCTTTATTCTTGGTCGTCAACAAGAAAAAGAAGGTTCAGAAGTTGTTGGTTATAACTTCATTATCAATGTAGAAAAGTCTCGTTATGTTAAAGAAAAATCTAAAATTCCTATCACTGTGTTGCATGACGGTGGTATTAGCAAGTGGTCTGGTTTACTTGATATTGCAGTCGAATCCAAACATGTGGTTAAACCTAGCAATGGTTGGTATTCAAAAGTAAATACCGAAACCGGTGAAGTCGAGGACAAAAAGTACCGTGAGAAAGATACTGATAGTTATGAATTTTGGGAATCAATTTTGAATGACATTACATTCCACGAATATATCACAAACAAGTATTCCATTAGTAATGGCTCAATCATGCAAACTGAGGAATAAAAAATGATAGAAGGAACAGATTACTGTTTCATCTATCCTAAAGATGAGGAAACGGTTGTTAATATTAAATTTTTAACTGGACCATACAAAGATACCATTTTCAAATATGGCAAGGTAAAAATTAAAGAAGAACCTGATGGAGCTCATTTACTTTTTGCATATGATGTGTTAGAATCACCAGTCGATAAGCCAAAGAAGTTAGAAAAGAATTCTGAATTTAAGAACTACATTGGTGATTTATTGGTAGAGATAATGACTTCCAACATGGAACAGGATATAATTGATGAAACTAGAGCAGACGATATT